TCCACTTTCTGCAACAAATTCTATATATGTATGGTCAAACCATCCTTGATTTTTTGTTAATGCGTCAGCCATTTTTTATCCTCCTATTTACCTACCTTTTCCTATCTTTTCGATAAACAAAAATATTTAAACCCTGATTTTTTATATGATATATGAAAGATTTATTTAAAGAAATTAAAAAAGGATTTCCTAAATTTAAATTTAAACAAAAAGGAAATAAAATACAAATTTCTGTAACCCTTACTTCATTAACGGAAATTGAAGGGAATCCTAAAGATTTCTCTGCGAAAGAAATAATATCTTCTGTAAAAGAGGATTTAGTTCTTTGTTTATTAAAAAAACTATTTTGATTCATCTTCTTACTCCAATCTTTTTAATATTATAATGAATTGTCATTTTTAATCTATCTGCAAATTCTTTTTGTAAAAAAAATGCAGTTTGTTTCATATAACCCACACTACTTGCTATTCTTGGTTCAAATGGTTTAAATTCATTTTTTCCTATTTTAATTGCCATTCCTGTAAAAATCCCTGTATCAAATGCTATATGTGTCGCGGGAATATCCCCCTTTGGGTGGGAGGAAACAATCATAAATGAATTCATATCTGGGAAGTCTAATCTCATTGCTTGTTTTAATGCTCCGGTATATTCTGGTGCAAGATTATAAGCAAAATTAAATCCTAAATGTCCAACTTCTTGAACTTTATTTTGGGTATCATCTTTTATATCTTGCGCTGCACGAATTAATTTTTGTTTAATTCTTTCTATATCTTTCATGGTTTGGGGAGTTATTTCTAATCTCATCTTTTTCTCACATAAAAAACTGCTGTTTTAGATTTGTCTTCTGGCTTCGCCACAGGTTCTGGATTTTCTTCTTCAGATTCTTTCTCTTCAACAATTTCTTTTTTCTTTTTTTTCATTTTAAATTCTTGATTTCAATTCTAAATTTATTTCTCTGAATAAGACTTTTTTTCCTTTTTGATCTAATGTCCAACTAATTGGTGTTAAAATCTGTTAGTTTGGTTCTATCCCTAAATAATTCTGCAATAGAATCACAAATACTTTCTATGTCTGTTGGTTCATTTGAATAAACTGTTATAATCGCCCTAAAATTCTTTTGTGTTTTATCTCTATCAAAAACAGGATTATCTTCAAATAAATTTATTTTTAAAGTAATAAAAGGATAGCCCTCAAAGCCCTTTGCATTAATATTTGGCATGCTGGCGTGAATCCAGGTTTTTTTGTATCTGTTTCTTGGATCAGAAATATTATTTTTTAAAAAAGTTTCAACTAAATCGTATGGTTCGCTAAAGAGATTTGCATTTGTGATTGCCATTATCTTCGATTATGGTCTTTCAATATTTATTTTTTTGAGCTTTCTTGTTAGTTCTTTGATTCTATTCTCGACTACGTCAAGATTAATTGGTGAAGATGAATCTCTACCTTTAAAAATAGTTTGATAAATTGTTGAGTTTATCATTTGGCGGGTAGCCAATAAAGTTGCTAATTCTTTTACTAAAGCCAAATCAGAGCCAGTAAGTCCATAAGTATAAGTTACTTTAATTCTATCTTTTCCTTTGTTTGGAAAATTATCTATAAATCTAAATTTTCCAACTTTTAAATCTTCAGTATTTGCAAGAAAATCATTTCCTAAACCTTGTGTTAGAGTTCTCCAAGACGGAGTATCTGTAACTGAACTTGATGTATTTGTTTGTAATGAACTAATTGTTATAACAGGATAATTTAATAAAAAATATTCATCTTGAGTTGAATCTTCTACATCTATATATTCAGATGTGCTGGAAGTTGTAAATGTTCTTCCTGTTGATTCGGTTAATTCTGCATCTGCTCTTTCGAGGATTTCTTGAACATAGGAATCTGGAATATCTGCATAAGAATAATCTGCTGTAACAACAGAATTATCACTTGCAGTTAAAGTTAATTCTCCATCATCTAAATCAATAGAATAATCTGCAACTATTGTACTATCTGTATAGATTGTTTCTGAACCAGAAACGACATTATCGTGATCTAATGAAAAAGAAGTATTTACTCCATTTCCGGTTCCAACCACTTCATTTCTTACTTTTGTAAAGGCATCTTTACCTAAACTTTTCCACAATTCTAAGGGTGTAATGTATGCCATCTTCGATTTTTAAATTGCCTTCGGCTTTAAATTTAAAAAAAAATAAAAAAATAAAAAAAATTTTTTATTTATGAATCAGTTATTGCACGAATTGCACAATATGCATCAGCATATTTGATAGCAAAAGCTAATCTTGTTGTTGTTTGATACTGGTATTTATCTGTCTCTATGTCATAATCTGTTTTCCAAATAAATCCACGTCTTTGTCCGCAAAATGCAAATTGTTTGCTTCTTGCCACAATCGCATCTGCACAACTTCCAGATTGTGCCGCTGCTGTTCCGTATGTCAAGTTTGTTGGTAATTGAGTTGTAGTCTTAACTTTTGTTCCATAAAGAGTCCAACTAATTCCTTCTCTTAAAAGCGGACTACCATAAGTCTCGTTATTAAGAATTGGTCTTGCAGAACCATCAGTTAATTGCTGGATTTGTCCGATTGTTTTTGGATTCCAATAAGAAACATCTGGTTGTTCGTGGTTGTCTTTAAGAACTTCTGTAACTGCCGCCTGAACCGCTTTAACAGTAATTGTTGCTCCAGTTAAGGTGCTGTCGGTTCCATCTGCGTGGGTCATTCCAGGGTTTCCATTTGCATCAACAGCATTTGTCATTGATCCAGTATATCTTAATCCTGCAAAATTTCCACCTGTTCCATTTAACATCTCGTTATCGATTGCTAAAGCAATATCGGTTCCCATTTGTTCTATTAAATGGTCAGCGACATTAACGTTGTTATCCTCTAAAACTTCGCTTGAAGCTTCAGTAAGAGCAGCAACTTTTTTAGCAGTCAATGTAACTCTACCAAATCCTGGTTGACTTGAAGTAATTGTTCCTACCTCATCTACCCATCGAGCAGTTGTTCCTGATGTAACCTTTGGAATGTATTGTGTTAATCCAGCCATTTGTCTAATGTCACAGTCATCCATAACAACAGCCTTTGCTTGAACTAATGCTAAAAGTCTTCTGCTAAATTCAGTTGGTACTAAATATCCTCCAGCAGAATTTGAACCTTCTACTAATGCTTTCAAAATGTTTGCCATTATATACCTCCGATAGGATTTGCTGGTCTAAATAGACCATTCATAATAGCCAATTCCCCTAAACTTTTCTTGTTGAGTTCTTTTCTGATTGCTTCAGTCGAGTCTTCATCTTCAGCTACAAGACCCCTCGGCACTTTTGATTCTTTTAAAGCTTGTTTAAAAGCCTTTTCCATCAAATCTGATATTCTCTCGTTAACTTGTTTATTTATTAGTTCTTGCATTTGTTTTTGTATTCTTTTGGTTACAAATGCTGTTGTTGATTTTTCTGCTTCTTTTGCTTCTTCTTCTGCTTCTTCCTTGCTTTCTTCGCTTTCGTTTTCGCTTACTTCTTCTACTTCTTTTACTTCATCTTCTTCACTTTCGCTTTCAACTTCTTGAGTTTCGTCTGGCATTTTATCCTCCATATTTAATTGAGCACTTGTCAAGGTTTTTCTTAACGACTTGATAAGTGAACATGATGTATTGAAATGTGCATTTGGATAACTTGGAATTCCAACTACAGAAGTTTCATATAAATTAATCTTTCCCCAAACCTTAATCTTTTTCTTTCTTTTTTTCATTTTTTATTCCAAACTTTCTCGCAGCCGCCTCAATTTTTCTTTTTGCTTTTGCCTTTTCTGCTGCACTTAAAAAATGAGTTTGATTAAATCTTGCCATTGCATTTCTTACATGCGCCGCATCAAATATTGGCAATGCTGAACTACTTGGCGGGTCTCTTGGTGCTGCATAAAATTGACTTACACTCATTCCCCTTCTTTTTCTTTCTGCTTCCATATCTGTGACTTTCTTTTTAGTTATAGATTTTTGACCTGGACCTGGACGTTCGGCTCGTCTCATTTGTCCGCCACATTTTGGGCATTTAATATTTGCACAATGTTCAATTGATTTCATTTTATAACCACATTCAATACATTCACAATTATATGATTCTTGTTTTAATGTTTTTTCTTCTATCTCTATAACTTCTGGCGGACCCGTTGGCTTCCCGCCAATACTTAATCCAACAGGCATCCCCTCTTGAACATATTTCCAAAATAGGTCTGCATCTGGATGGGCATTATTTAATCTTACAGTCGCCTTAACATCCTTTCCATATTGTCGTGCATCTACCCAGACTCCCATCATCTGCTTCCAAGAATAAACTCCAGTTTGTCCGGTTGTAGGGTCTCTCCCATGATCTGGAAAAAAACCAATTGTTCCTGATTTAAATTGTTTAATCATATCGTCGATTGCTTCTTGAGACATCATTTCTCCATCTCTATCTTCACTTAATCCAGTAACAGTTGCCTCAACAAATCTTTGTTTTCCTTTTGTAAATATATTTTGTTTTAATTGTTCTGGATTTTTCACAATTTCCTCTGCACCTATATCCTCTTCCCAATATTTTGTAATTGGTGCGAAAACTGTAAAGTGTTTATTTCTTCTCCATTGAGAATAACAAACCGCAGTTCTCTGTTTTTGGTCTGGAAATTCTCTTTTCATTGTTTCATCAGACATACATCTGGAAATAAACTTATTTTGTTCTTCTCCTTTATGTGGTATTGGAAGTGGCATCTTATTCGGTTTAACGAATAAGTCATTAATAAATATTTTGTTTTTTTTACATAAAATAACTTTATGGAAAAATTTCAATAAAATTAGAAGTTAAAACCTCATTTTCCCTTGTTTTTTTAAGTTTTGTTTTATATTTCCAATTTCCATCAGAAAAATATAAAACATATTCATTTGGCATTTCTATATAAAGGACTTTTCCTTTTGTAAAGTTTCCTATTCCTAATAATCGCTCTACTATAGCAACAAAATTATCATAAGAAACTTCTATTGAATCATCAAAAGATTTTTTTAAATCCTTTAATTTATTGTCTGTTCTATCTTTTGGCTGTTGGTCTATTCCTTGTTCTCTTTTTTTATCTTTTGCTTCATCTATCCTTTTATCACTGCCTATTGGCTTGGGTATTGTTCCTGGTGGGATTTCTGGGTCCATACCAATTCTTTCCCTTGCTTCTTCGATTGTAATTGCTCCAACTTCTGTAAGAATTCTAATGATTTCTGCTTCACGCATTTCATCAATTTTGTAGGCTCGTTTAAATGTCTTTCTTACATTAAAAAGACTCCAAAGGTCTCTATTAAGAACAAATTCCCAACTTTTTTGAATAAATGCAATTCGTTTATAATAGCCTGTATCTGTTTTTCCGATGGTTTGTGCAGCAGTCTCCCTGGGAACAGTATAATTAACTCTATGTGCAGGAACTCCCAACCCCATAAAAACCTTTTGGGTAAAATGTTCAATTAATTTAGAGAATTCCATATCTTTATTGAATTTATTAACTTGTTCAAACTCTACATTCCCTGTTAAAACCATAGATTTATATTTCTCACTTTTCTTTTTTAATTCTTTTAATTCTTTTTTAAGAAGTTTATAGTTTCTTCCGTTTGGAGATTCTTCTATCATTTTAAAAATAAAATAAGGAACTCCATCATTCTCAAAATATTTGCCTGCAAATTCTTTAGCAAAGATTAACGTACCAATATCTGAAAGAAGTGGTTCTAATTGAGAATAGCCATATGGCTGTCCGCCAATACGGAGCGTAGTCAAATGAATTATATCTTCTGGATAATAAATTCTTTTTTCTCCACGAACATTTTGTTGATATGAAATAATTTCTCCTGTCTTATCAAAATTTATTTTTACAGTTGAAGATTTTAAAACTTGTAAATCTGTTGGAACTTCATTATCAATTTTTTGTTTTAAAATTTTAAAAGTATCTGTTTTACTAATGTTTGTTGCTCCAAATTTCCGAGCCATTTGGTGGGTTAAATTTTCTATAATACTTTTTATTCTTTCTTTATTTACAGCTAATTTTAAAATATATCCATTTCCTGTAACTAAAGCATCCCAAGCCGCATCTGTAAATTTTTGAAAATAATTTGATTTTATTTCGAATTGTTTTGCTCTATTTAAATCTGCTTTAGTTATTTTCTGATTTTTAGAAAGAGAAGCAAATCTCCAGTAATCTGCCATAATATCCTCAATTTGTGCAACAATACAAGCATTAACTTCTGGGGAATGTTTAACAACATTATAAAGAGTTTCAATACTTGCCGATGCTTCAGAAGTAAAAATATCTTTAACTACCCCCTGAAAATCTGCATTTGGAGTATATTCAATTTCTAATCCCCGCACATGGGCAGTTTTTGTTAATTTTGGGTTTTTTTTAGCCATATTTGGTCTTTTTTTGATATATTTATTAAAAATAGTTAAATATTTAAATGTTTGTATCTATTTACATAAAATGAAAATAGGAAAATATGAATATCCAGATGATGTAATGGAAACAGTAAAAATAAAGAAAACAGTTCGAGATGAAATCAATGAATTTTGCCAAATTTATAACATTATTAAAAGCAAATTAGTAGAGAATTTTTATAAAAAAATTCTTAAAAGATTTAGGGATGGATCACTTGAGGCCTCTAAAGGATATTTTTCCATAAATGTTTTGGCTGGCTCTGTTCGCCAACGCCAATGAAGTTGCGCAATCATCATATTTCCCAGAATGAAATTTTGGTCTTGTAGTCTGACCCGGCCTTAAATCCATTTTAAGAGTGATTTCATTTAGTTCTTTAATTAACTGTTGTGTAAATGCATAGGCACCATCTTTAGAATTTGGTAGCGAAATATTTAAATTTTCAAATTCCCTTCTCAAATCAGTGAACATATTTAATTTTGAATCATAAGTTATCTTTATAATTTCAATTCCTGCAAATTCTCTTTCAATATCTCTTGCTTGTTGGTCTCCTATCCCTGTTCCATCAATAAGACATTTGGTTGGTCTAAAATCTTCATAAAGTTTCCTAAATTTTTTTAATTGCTCCTCAAAAGTTCCTCTAAATCTTAGTCCCTTAACTAATTTTTTGCCTTTGGATGTTATTTCAAGAACAGTCATTACTGTATAATCTCCTTTAGGAGCTCTTGCAATATCATATCCAATATAATATCTTCCATTTTTCCTGCCAAATGGTAAAAAGCCCTCTTCAGCTAAACAAGGAGAAAGATACTCCATAGGAAATAAAGAATTTGCTGAACTAATTGGGATTAACATATACTCTTGATTATATGCTAAATTACCTATCTCTCTTTTAATTTTTATCAAACTTTTTTGTGTTTTGGTATCGTAATTGAGCATAGTATATTTTTGTGGCCAGAGAGGTTTCCTATCTTTTTCTGCTGGGTATTCTGCACAATAATATTCATCATTTTCTTTTAATTCAGATAATAGGTCTGATTCTGATTTTCTTGTTCCAATACCAATTACTCTTCCCAATTTTAACTGGATTGTTCCCAATACTGCTGTCCAAAAAATAGATTTATCTTCATATTCACCCATCTCGTCACAAAGGACATCGTCTGGGTGCCACATCCGAACATTCTCATTATAGGGTTTACAATAGAAAACAGAGCCATTAACCAGTTCAATTTCTGTTGCCCTCCAAGTAGATTCCCTATCTTCTGGAACAAATTGTTTTAAAATTTCATTTGAGGTAATCATTGTTTTAATAATTTTAAGCACTTCTTTTGCTTGATCCCCCCTATTTGAAATAATTAATGTTTGTCTCGGTGCCTGAAAAATAGATTTCCAGAGATAATATCCTGCAAAAAAATGGGTTTTTCCAGAACCCCTAAAAGCAATTATACAAAGTCGCGGATATTTTTCAGCCAATTCATACCATTCTCTATGATAGTCTGCAATTTGAAATCCTAAAACATGTTCAGCAAAAAATAAATAATCGAGAAAGCACTGGCTCCAAAATTCTTCCATTTGCAAGGTAGAATAGTTTGTGCCCTTTAAAATTTGATCTATTGTTCTCATGTTTCATGTTCAAATAAATCTATCCATTGTTTGGCGATAGCATCCCAATTATAATTTTTAATAAATTCTCTTGATTTTATAGACATTTCTTTTAAACACTTACCCCCTGATTTCCAGTCGAGATAATATTTTTCAAGAAGTTCTGCTATATGATTATCATCAGGCATTAAATTATTAACTCCATTTGTTCCTATAATTGAAACTGGCCGATTATAAACATCTTTTAATACTTTAATTAATTCTCCGTGTTTAATCAGTTCTGGGCCAGTAGTATTATCAGACATTAAAATCGGGACACCAGCCGCCTGAGATTCTAATGCTGGAATGCCAAATCCTTCCCCGCCTGTTGGATATAAATAAATATCCATTAGGTTATAAATATTGTTCATTTCTTCTTCAGAAATTTTTTGCCGTGCGCGGAGATCTAATTTTGATTGGGTAAATTGGATTTTTTTGGTTTGAAAAAAATCCTCTCCAGCAATTTGATTGCATTGCCAAACTAATCCATCGATTAACCAACCACGGCCTTCGCCGGCTGGTGGAAGGGCATCTGTATGCAGTAAAAGAATTACATCGTCTTTTCCTTTAGCAAATTTAGCAAAGCCTCCAATCCAATAAGCAATCGCCTTTCTAATTTGGTTTCTTCCAACAAAACCAATAACAAACTTATTCGTTAAGCCGAATTTCTCCCTTAATTCTTCTCTATCTTTTCTTGGGAAAAAGACATTTGAGTCCACTCCAAGCGGGATCATTTTAATATTTGGTGCATTATGTTTTTTCATTTGTTGTTCACCAAATTTTGCACATGCAAGATTTATGTCTGGACTTGCAAATATGTCGTCCCAATAAATTGCCCATCTGTGGGTATCTATTGGAGTATACATAATCCATTTGCCTCGCCATCCCCTCTTCTTTGCCTCAAAAATTGGAGCCATAAATGCTCCTTGTTTGCCAACATCAGCCATAGTAATCAAATAATCCACATTATAATTCAATAAATTAGAAAGAACTGTATCTTTTCCCATTTCTTCTTTGCCTGACGGCAATTGAATATATCCCTCTTTTGTTTCGTGTTTTCTGTCCATTGTTTGCCAGCCAACATGCATAAATTTCCAATTAGGCTTGAGTTTAGGCCACCTGCTCAAAAGATTATACCATGTGGATCCATATCCAGTAGATACAAGGGGGTTGTCACCCATAGGAAAGAACTGTTATATTCTTATCCATTTTGACCTCCCAAAAGTTCTTGAAAAAACTTTTTCCATTTAATTCTATTTGAATTTGTTTGAATATGACATTTATTACAAAGAGAGATTAAATTATTGGGATTGTTGTTCTTTTTATTATAATCGATGTGATGAACAGAAAGTTTTCTATAATCTTTCTTTCCACAAATAAAACATTTATGATTATCCCTTTCTCTAATTAATTCTCTTAACTTTTCATTAAATTCTATTCCATAAGGTTCAAATGATTTCCCACCAAGCCATCTGGGATGTTTTTCTATTGGCATGCCAGCTTTAAATTCTGTTTTTGGAGACATCCTTTTACCTTTTAAAAAACGATGATAACAATCCAATGAACAAAAAAACCATTTATTCTTTTTTAATAAAGAATGTTTAAAATATCTCGGTTTCTTACACCATTCACAATTTCTTAATTCACCAGATGGTCTCTTTTTCTTTTTTGGTTTACCTTTACCGTTACCTTTATTCCACGGAGTATGTCCTTTTTTAAATGTTCCAGCATTTCTAAATCCTGGTCTTTTCTTTCCTTTCCAAAATCCAATTCCTTTTACAAATCTTCCAAATTTATCTCTTTCCATTTTCATATTGCCTCCATTAATTTTTGAGCTGTGGATTTCCAAGTCCAATTTTTTCTAATTTCTTCTGAATTTTTAATTGCTTTTTCTTTTAATTTTCTATGTTCATATGCATATCTCATTTGTTTTTTTAAACTTTCTATATCTGGATTTGCGAGCATATTGCCTTCGGCATAGAATTTTCTGTCCCCCTGACTAACTGTTGGGGCATCAATCCATAAAACTGAATCTTTATCTTTGCAGAAGTCCATATGTCCAGAATTTATATCTTTAGTTACAATAATCGGCAATCCGCAAGCCATAGCATTTATAATTGTTAAACCAAATGATTCTCCCCTGGTTGGGGCAACAAAACAATCTGCTTTTTGATAATAACTCGGCAAGACAGTTTCTTCAACATAATTTGAATCAACTAAAATATTTGGATTAACATGTCCCAAAAGGTTCTTGATTTTTTCAAAATAATTTATTTTTTTTTGCCAAAATGTTCCAATTTTTAAAAATAATTTTACTTTATCTTTTTTAGTAAATTCTTCATCAAATGCTTTAATAAGTAATTCAGTACCTTTTCTATCTCCATCATCTCCCCAACTATTAACTGATAAAAATAAAAAAGTAGGATTAGTAGTAGGATTAGGTTTATAAATTTCAGGATTAGTTCCATAGGGGATGATTTCAATTGGAATAATTACATCATTCCACTTGAATAAATTTTTAGTTGCCTGAGACGGCACAAAAACTTTTTCAACACGATTAATAAAATGGTTCCACCCAGGAATTAGGCGGGTTCCCTCATGCAAAAAATATCCATATAATTTTCCATAACCTTCTCTCCAATGTTGTGGATAATCTGCAAAAATTGTTATTGTGTCTTTTCCAACATTAATTGGATTATTAAAATGTTCTAATCCCTTATTAAATTCATACTTATCAGTAAATGGGTCTGTAGTTTGAATTTTAACACCAAGTTTATGAAGTTCTTTAACTATTTCTCGATCCCTGTTGGATTATAAATATTTCCTTTCCATAAGATTTTAATCATTTTCTATTAATTCTACCTCCATATCAGGCGATAATAATTCTTTTATTTTTTCAGCTATTAGCGGGCTTCTGTCCCTGCCTGAAGAACAGCAAATCCCAAAGACCATTTTATCTTTATCTGCAACGCATTTAATATAATTTACTATACAATCAATCATTTCATTTACTCCCTTTGTATTAAAAACTATTTCTTTTGGATCTTTATCTGGGTGGCGCCATGGGTTTGGAATCCAAGATACGTCTATAAAATGATTGCATCTTGGCCTTCCATATTTAAAACCACAAGTTACTAATTTAATTTTAGTCATTCTATGTTTATAATCTTTAATCCATTTATTTTTTGATTCTGCAAAATAGCATCAATTATTTTCTCGGGAGTAGATTCTCCGCCACGATAATTTTTTTTAAAACTCGCCAATCTTAAAATTAGAGTAGGAAATTGGACTGCAAATTGCTTTGCTATTTGTTCTGACATAATTTTACTTGCCATATACCAGCAAGAATTGTGAGATATTCTTTTTCCTTTATATAAACTTCCCCATATTCTGGCTTCCTTGATTCATGTCCCAACTCTATTCCATAAACCGAAAGAGAGCTAATGTGAATATAAAGAACTTTTTTATTTAATTCTCTGAGTGCCTTACAAATATTAAAGGTGCTAATAACGTGAGTATTGAAAAATCCATCAAAATCTTTGCATTTTATAGGAGATCCAAACCCGCCAAAATTAATTACACAATCTGGGCTGTGCGTCTTCAAAAATTCCAGGACTGCTTCATAATTAGTATAATCCATTTTTTGATTAATAGCAATATCAAATTTTACTACTTCTCCCAACTGTGAAAAATCCAGTTCTTTTCCAACCTCTCCTTCACTTCCAAATACTACAATCATTTTGCCTCCTTTATTTTATTAAAAAGCCTGTCTCGAGCATCATTTATCATCTCCCTTAATTCTTTTTCGTTTTTCCAGTTATTTGTTTTGATTTTATTATTTTCATTAATGAGCAATTTCATTCCGCACAATTCTGCTTCTACAACTTTAATTGGTCCTGGATCAGCCCAAATAGGCATAGAGATGAAAGTTTCAAACATATTGTAATATTCTTTCATCTTTACTCTTTCTTCTGGAAAATCGCCGAGATAAACGCAATTATGAACATTCTTAATTTTTTGAATCATATTTGGGTCCCCAAACCCAAGAAAATAAAAATTTTGTTGGGGATTCTGTATTGCTAATTTAATTACATTCTCAACCCCCTTTTCTTTATACATTCTTGCCGCAAATAAAAAACTATTTGGCAATCTAAATCTTTTTTCGTCTTTAAATTCCTCTGGATAAGCATAAAAACTCATACAAATTATAGAATTATTAACTAAATCGCCAAAAAATTTCCTATAAAATTCTCTTTGGTGTGGATTTAAAAAAACAATAAATTTTGCGTTTTTTAATAACTCCCTATAAAAAGGATAATTTCTTGAATAGCATCTATCTTCAAATTTTGGGCAATCTCTGCATAAACCATTTCTTGTTTCACAAAAACCATAGTCCATTTCAATTTTAGCATAATTTTTTATATTTCTTAAAACATTTTCTGGAAATCTGGAAATATTTAGCATTAAGACAAAATCAGCATTATTTAATTTGGTTTGATTAAATGTTTTTGCAGTCATTAATTCAGCATCAATATTATATTTTTTTGCAGCCCGCACTAAAAAATCTGCATAAAATTGGGTTCCGCCCTTATATTCTTCTTTATCCATATCTTCTAAAATAATCAATTTCATTTTCTATACCCCATAAATTTATTATAAAGTTCTATTCTTTTTTCTGCAGGATAGTCTGGCGTCTCATATGCACAAATCATCTCGTTTTTATCATCAAAAAAGATTGCTTTATCTAATAATTCATAATTAATATATTTTTTTGTTTCTGGATTTGTTTCAATTTCTGTCCCTGGAATTGGGACTAACAAACCAAAATGAGCAGAAATTCTCATTTGTTTTGCCCACTCATAAGATTTTAAATCTTTTTTATAGGAACTTCCTGGAAGCCCAATTATAAAAAATCCATTAACTTGAAAATATTTTTTGGCAATTTTTACTCCTTTTTCAATTTGAGCAAAAGTTTCTCCTTTTTTAATTTTTTTTAAAACTTCTTCATCAGTGCATTCTATTCCAAAACTTATTAATTTGCAGCCAGCTTCCCACATTTTTTTCGCTAATTCTTCTGTAATTAAATCTGCTCTAATTCCATTCGGCAATATCCAATCCATATCCAATAATTTCACTTTCTCGCAAAAATTTATTGCTCTCTTTTTTATCATTATAAAATTATCATCAAGTATTTGAAATCCTTTAATTTTATATTGTTTCTTGGCATATTTCAATTCTTCAATACAATTATTTGCGCTTCTGGCTCTAAAAATTTTGTCAGAATTGCAAAAAGTGCAGTTAAATGGACAGCCTCTGCTCGTCATCATCGAATATCGCCAAAAACCTGTCCTAAAATTATCAAAAATAAAATCAAATGAATCAAAATTTTCATATCTTGGAAAAGGAATTTCATCTAAATTATTTGTATTTAAAAGTTCTTGATCATAATATCCTGCTTTAAATTCTACATATGGAAACTCTTTTTTTAAATTTTCTACTACTTTCTTGTTTCTCATGTGCGGGCCGCCCCAAATTATTCTGCTCTTTGGATATTTTTTATGAATTAGTTTAGTAATTCTTTTTACTTCATTTAAAGTATTGAATTTAACAGAAATCCCAAAATCTCCTTTTTCTTTTAAAAACCTGTCTTTTGGGAAAGGCATCATATCTTGATCAATTATTTTGTGGGGGATTTTTAATTTAAAAAGCGCGGCTGAAATATATGCCAGACCAATGTTTGGAACATTGGTATTTGCATTTGTTTTTGGGTCTATAAAAATTTTATTCATTTTTTCTTTTCACCCAAAAGAACTTGGTCTGTTTTTAATATTAAATTTGTGACATTGGTTGCAGAATTAAGTGCATGAATTTTTACGAGGGCTGGATCGATAACTCCTCTTTTTCTTGCGTCTGATATTCCAGCAACAATATCTACTCCAAAATCTGGATTTGTTTGATGCTGTGTTTTTAAAGCTGTTAAAATTTGAATTGCATCTAACCCGGCATTTTCAGCAATTATTAGGGGAATACTCTCTAATGCTTCGGCAAATTTTTCTATTGCTAATTGTTCTTTTCCACCCACCTTATTTGCCAAATCAATTAAATGTTTAGCCAAGACTAATTCAATTGCGCCAGCTCCGATTACAATTTCTGTATTGTGTTTAAGTATTGAAATAACATCATGAACGCTCCTCTCGATTTCATCCAGTGTTTGGGTCGTTGGTCCGTGTAGAACCAATGTTTCAACATTTCCATCCACATAAATTTGATTAGGTTTAACGTATTTTACTTTTCCTTTTTTGACAAAAATATTGTTTATGTCTGATGTAGCCAGTAGATTTAGATTTTGGCATAAAAGACTAAGTTTATCTCTCTCAAATAAAACAACTCCTGTAATTCCCTTTTCGAGTAAATAGGATTCAAATTCTGGGTTTGTGTCTGTATAAAACAAACACTTTACATTTTTTTCAATTAATTTATCTACAATTCCTTTTTTATATTTTCTATCATATTCATTTAATTTTTTTGCTTCTTCAGCAGAATTTACCTGAATATCGCTTGCCTCTACGTGTGTTCTATAATCTAAAATAGCAATATTTCCTTCAATTTCCGGGTCCATTTGGTCAGTTATTGTGAATCCATCAAATACAAATCCATTAAATAATTTGCTTTTTAGCGGATCTGAATTATTAATTTTGTGTATTTTAATTTCTTCATAATCTTTAATTTTTAGAAGAATTTTCATTAAATGATGAACAATATCAGAAGGAATTTTTGAACCAAATGCGGTTTGAATTATTTTTTCTTTATCTCCTTTTTCTTTTAGATTATTTAAATGCCTGATAGATTCTGCTCTTGCGATATTATATCCATTTATTATTGTGGTGGGGTGTATTCCTTTATTAATTAAAGTTAATCCATTATTTAATAATTGGCCAGCCAATACAATTGCGGTAGTGGTTCCATCTCCTATTGCTTCTTCTTGGGATTTAGCCAATTCTTTAAAAAGATTAATTACTGGATCTTCTGCATCTATTGTTTGGATAATTGTTGCTCCATCATTTGTATGAACAGCAGTTTGTCCTTTCACAACAATTTTATTCATTCCTCTTGGCCCAAGAGTAGACCTAACTAAATTTGCAAAATTAATTGCTAATTGGATGTGTGCATGTTTTTCTTCCATCTTCGATGATCATTTATTATTTTTCTTAATCCTTTTGAAAAGTCCCCCTTTTTGGCTCGGGGATCAGACAGCACCTTCGCAATCTCCTTGACGTAGTCAATATTAGACTGACTAAGTATTACGAGTTTTTTCATTTTTATACTTGAATAATATCTTCTTCATTTTTTATTTTTTTTATTTCTTCAGATATTATAATCATTTTCCTATATGGTAGAAATTCTAAAACTAAATTGGTTGTTTTATTCCAATCCATTCCTTTAATCCATGGGCTTGGTATAATAACCCCCACACAAGTTTTATTTATATTTTGAAGATGCTTCTTCTTTACAATCTTATTTGTTAATCCCATATTTATTTAAAAATATAGAACTATTTAAATCTTTCGGTTTTATAGTATCTTTTAAACAATTATCTAATATATTTTGACCTTTTTTTAAAAAATTTGGCGCATATTTTTAGGTGACTAAGAAGACCTTTTCTTATATCTTACAATCCAAAGCCCCACCCATTAGTATTTAGTTATTCTTTATATTTTTATGTTATTTTTATGTATTATTCC